AGCCGGCAGATCAGAGAAAGGGAGCGCACTCGATGCGTTGATCCGTAGCCCTGCAGCCCCTGCCGCGTTGTCGAGGTTCACCACGCCCGTGCTCGCGCTCACCGCAGCCGCCAGCGTCACATCAGCCCGGATGATGTCTGCGCCGCCTGGCACCGCGACGATGCAGTAGGCCGCCGTGTCATCGGCCAGGTGCGACCATGCGGGCCGCCCAGCCAGGGTCACGCTGTAGGGCGTGGTGGATGTGTCGATGGCGTCCCAGCCGCTGTGCGTGGCCGTGCCCAGGTGCGTCCCGCCGCTGGTGTAGTAGCGCACCGACACGTCACCTGACCACAGCGCGACGAACGCCTCAAGCTGGCCCGTCTGCGAGGTGGCATTGCCCCAGGCAGTGCGGGCCGTGCTGTCGAGGAATGAGAACACAGCAAGATTTAAGGCTGGGTCCTAGCTCAGCCCTGATCTGCCGCCTCGATCTCGTCCTCGGAGAACGCGCGCTCGTGCACATCGCCCGCGGCATCGGTCCAGCGCACGCTGTAGTGCACGTCGTCACCGATGATCTGCTTGCCGGTGACCGTGCCCTGCACGACCGGCACCACCTGGCGAACGGCATCGCCAATCTTGAATTTCAGGGCCATGGTGAAGCTCCTTACACGCTGAGCGAGTAGCTGACGTTGAGGGTGTCGGTGTTGGCGACCACCTTGTCGCCGCCCGAGAACAGACCGGCGCTGAACAGGATGCCCGTGGTGCCGTCCTTGGTCGCCACGGTCGTCAGGAACGCACCCTTGATGGTGCCCGACGAGGTGATCGAGTAGGCCAGGCTGGCAGACAGCGCCTTGGCGCCGGCCGCGGCCGCCGACCAGGCGGTGGTGGGCCGCGCGCCCTGCGAGTAAGCCGGCGCGTTGGTGGCGCCAGCCTCGGTCCAGCCGGCGTGGCTCGACATCGTGTCGGCCGCGTCGATGGCGGTGTAGCTCACGGAGCTGATGAGACCCAGGTAGAACGCCGCGGTGTAGGCCGAGCCAGCCAGGTACTTGTCCAGCAGGTCGTTCTTGCCGGCCGTGGTGACGAGGTTCTTGATGGTGTCGACCCACTTGACGTTGCCTTGGGCGTCCCGGCACACAACCGTATAGACGCCGGAAGCCGCGAGGACCTCGTCGGTATCGAGGTTCATGGCGATGGCCGCACTCTGGGCCGAACCAGCGTTGAGAGAGTCTTTCATGGGTCGCTCCGTAATGGTAGGGCGGGGTGAAACCTGGGCAGATACTCGAATGTTACCCGAGAGTACCTGGTAAGCGCGAGAGCAAATTACGGCTTGGCTGGCCGCAGAGAGACTTGGATCTTCATCGGCAAGCGCTTGATGTCCACATCGAAGGCCGCGGAATCGTAGGCGTCCTCATGGGTCACCTCGATGCTGCCGCCCAACCGCCGCAAGGCAGTGATCAGCAAGGCGTTCCGGATGCGCATGTCCAGCAAGCCGTCGATCAAATCTCCGGTCGTGTCGACCACGGATCAGCTCCACTCGATACCGAACTCCGCCACCCGCGTGTAAGTCGGCGCCACCGGCACGTTGATGGTGGCCAGCGGGGGCGCGTTGATGGTGCGGCCGTTGGCGTCGACCGACTCGACCAGCAGCTCGTAGGCCTCACCCTCGACGAAGTCGCCGATGACCCAGACGAGCTTGTTCTCCACCGGCAGCACCAAAGTGCCTCCGCTGGAGAGGCGCTTGAGCGTCAGCCGGAAGCCAGCCTGTGCGGCAAAGGGTTCGGGACTCTCGGGCATCGGCACGCCCTCTTCGGTGAACAGAGTGATCGTTGCGGTCTTCATGGGCGGTTCCTCAGACAGGTGCAGAAGGGACGGGACGAATGGCCGCCTTGTACTCGGCAAGCCGTGCCTTGGCAAGGGTCAGCACTGCAGCATCCGCGACACCGGCCGCGATGTAGGTGTGCATGAACTCCTTCAGGAGCTGCGCATCACTCGGGCCAGGCTGCGGGGCGTTCAGCGCGTTGGCAGCTGCGATCTGCGCGTCAGCTGCCCGGGTGCCGGCCACGGCCACGGCTTCCTCGGCCTTGGCGCGGGCGTTCTGCGCCGCCGTCGAAGCGGCGTTGATCTCGGCCGAGACCGAGGTCTGCCAGCGGCTCATCACCAGCTGGTTGTCACGCAGGATCTTGTCGCACGCCTCCCACCAGACACGGTGGCGCACCGGGAAGGTATCGACCGGCAGCGCGGCCGGAGGCTCAGGGTAAAAGGCCAGGACAGGGGGTTCGATCATGATTCAGCCTCGTAAAGTAGTGGCAGTCAGGGCTTGGGGCTGTTGATGACCGTAGCAAGCAGTCGGTCTGCCGCGGCGTTCAGCACCCTCACCCCAGCCCAACCGGCAAGCAGCAGCAGCAAGCCGATCAGCATGGCCGGCAGCTCGTAGAGCGAGCCCGTCATGTAGGTCAGCCCACCAACGATGCCTGAGACCAAGCAGTCCTTGGCCACTTCGACCTTGACCAGAAAAGGGCGCCCCTCATACTGGCTTGCGAGGTAGCGAGTGAGCGTGGCAGCCGCGCCGCCCCAGGCGGCGATCCAGCAGCCAAGCATGATCTGCAGCCAGGGCAGAGCGATCAAGTCCGGAGAGGCCTGAGCGGCATGCACAGTGGCTGAAGCCACTGCCCATCCTACTGTCAACAGCCCGGCAGTAAAACGCGCCAGGAATCGGCGCATAGCGGTACGGCCAGGCATCAGGTGTCACCCCTGTGTTCTGCTGCTATTGAAACGGTGAGCACAGCTCCCCACCAACTGCAAGTCATGTAGTAGAGCACGAGTATCCAGCTCGTCTCAACTCGCGGATCGGTGGCTGTGAAGGCCAGGATTGCGTACCATCCTGAAGCGATAGCGTACATCAGGGTACACAGACGGTGCCTGACGGGCTTCGGCAGCCCCGGAAAGATCCTCCGCCCGCTGAGATCCGTCCAGAGGATGTCGGCGAACCCTATCAGGCACATCAGCAGCGCGCCACCGGCCAAGAAAAGGTTGAGCGATCCCGTGCTCTCCGATGCGCGGCCGCTCAGGCTGGTAGGGGACAGGAGGATCAGCAAGGCCGTTGTCAGCATGGCTGACAGCAGAAGACCTTTGGCTGCCGTGATGTGGCGAAAGAGGGTCATTGCGACTTGCCCCCGGCTTTCTTGGGCGTGGCAGGCTTGAGACTCTGGTTCATCGCCCCGCCGCCACTCTTGCTGCCGTCATTGCTGCCAGAATACGGGTTGTCGCCCGTCCCAGGCTTTGCGCCGTAGAAGAGGGTGCCGGAGAGTGGGGTAAAGCCTTCCGGGGTGAGTTTGCCTGTGAGTTGGATTGCAGCATCGTCATCCTCGATAAAGCCGTAGCTCAGCTGCTCCAGCACCCTGCTCTGACGCATAGCAAAGAAGGCCTCCAATTCACTTTCGGGCCGAAGGTCGATCGGGTCGTAGGCGAATGTCACCGCCACGTCTTCCCCGAAGAGACGCACCGCGAGGGTGAGTATCTTCGAGAACATCTCATTGAGCTTGCGGCGGATCGTGCCGTCCGCGGTCTTCATGAACAGCAGCGTCTCACTGCTGGCCGCGTTCTGGCTGCCGGTGCCGTGCCCCAGCACGGACGGGAAGGTCTTGCTGCCCGTCGACATCTTGGCGTTGAGCAAGTCCTGCAGGACCTTGACTACGTCGGGCACGTCGCCCGTGCCGCCGGCCACGTAGCTGAACTCGATCATGTCGAACGCGACCAGCGCGTCCTCCGGGCTCAGCCCGTTGATGATCTGCTCGGCCTCGGCCTTCAGGCGCTGCTGGAAGGCCTGCAGCGCCTCCGGGTCGTTCTGCGCCTCGGGCGGCGCCATCTTCTGGACCTTCTCGGAGTCGATGATGGCCTGCAGCCGCGGCAGCATGGCGCGCTTCATCACCCGGCGCAGGTCGTTCAGGTACTCGGTGTCAGCCAGGACAGGCTGAATGCTGGACTCCAGAGGACTGGTGGCGTAGGCCGTCGTCAGCGACTGGTCGAGCGCGGTGTAGAAGATGGTGGGGTAGTCAAGGTCTATTTCCTCGCCACCGACCACCTGGACTGGGCGTGAACCCTTGTCGTCAGGGTAGAACCGGATGTTCAGGACGGGGATGCCGACGATCTTGGCAGGCAGCCGGGCCTTGTCGAGCACCAGCTCGCCGCACATGGCACCGTTGGTCAGCAGCTCCAGCCCGAGGCTCTCCGCGACGGAGCGCATGCTCTGGGTCTGGCTGAAACCGTCCTCGTTGTAGTTGGGCACCAGGTCCCAGCGCCGGATCAACTCGTGGGCCAGCTTGGTGGCCTCGCGGTTCATCGACCCATCCATGTTGCGTGCCCAGCACTTGTAGTCCTGGGTCAGACCGACACGCAAGTAAGCGCTCGCTGCGCCCGAAAGGTCCGGATTCGAGCGGATGAGCCGGGACAGCAGCTTGCGCGAATCGGTCTCGGTCCTGAACGACAGGATGTCGACGTTGGCCAGGCCGAGATCTTCTCGGCGCAAGCGCGATTCGCCCGGCTGCACGCCAGTGGCGTAGCCGGGGTAGCTCTGCTGTTTGGGTTTGACCTTCGGCGGCTCCACCGGAGCCAGCTGGGTCGCCGCCTTCCACAGCGGAGTTTCGTAGAGGTCGCGCACGATCAGGCGGGCGTGAAGTCCAGGTAGAACTCGGCGTTGGGCGTGAACTGAGCGGCCGCTTCGGCGTTCACGGTGCCCAGCGTGATCTGCCCCCACGGGGTCGCCTGGAAGAACTTGCCGTTCTCCGACTCGGGGTCGGCGCTGTAGACCGGGCTCATGTCGATCCGGAAGCCGTTGCCTGAGGGAACGACACAGTGCACGCGAAATTTGGCTCGAACGGTCATGGCAGCTCCTGGCTAAGGGCCCGATTGTGCATCGACCGACGGCCGATGGCTACTCCGTCTTTTCCACGTGGCGAAATGTCATCAGCAGGCTCGGCCATGCGTAGGTGCCAGTGGCCATACCCCTGAGCCGGGCAGCAACATACAGATACAGCAGAGCGAAGAAGAAGTGGTCGTTGCCGTTGGCCGACTTCTCCCAGGAATACTCCAGCTCGCCGTCCTGGTTCACCTTCTGGATTCTCTTCAGGTCCAGGCACTCGTCCACGAATTCCTCGTTGACGTTCGGGTCGGTCTGGAGCGCCATGCCGCTCTTCTTGATGTGCCCGGTCAGCTCATCCAGCGCCTTGTTGCGGTTGATCTGGACCTGCTTCACGTCGAGCTTGCCCTCCTCGGGCTCGGCTTCCTGCTCGACCACTTTGAATACCTCGACCTTCTTGCTGGTCACGAACACCGCGGCGAACAAGTTCGGATCGCGCTTCTGCATGCGCATGATCAAGTCGACATACGGCTGGCTGTCGAACACCTTGATGATGCAGCGGTACTCTCCGGACAGCTCGCGAACGCGCGTCTCGAAGTTGCCGAGCGGCACCTTCTCGCGGTGCACAACCACCAGCACACCGGTGTGGTCCAGGCGGCCGATCACGATGCGGCAGGTCAAGCCCATGTCGGCGCCCATCGCATACAGGCCCGAATCTTGCAGGTTGCTGTAGACGAGCGACTTCTCCAGGTCCTCGCGCGTCAGCACGTCCTGGCTGTCCTGGTAGGTCAGCCCCAGGCCCTGGTTGACGAACTCGCTGAAGCGCTTGTACTCCGTGCTCTCGAACACGAGCTGCGGGATCGTCTGTACCTCGGGAGCGTCAAAGGGCGAGATGTAGTAGCCCGCAGCCTCGTGAAAGTCGTCGACGTTCTCCTGCACCCACTCCCGATGCTCGGGCAGCAAGCTCGGGTTGCCTCCGCAGCTCGGGCAGAAGACCGCGGCCTTTTTCCAGTCGACCCAGCTCAGCATGCGCTTGTTGATCTCCTTCAAGTCGCCGTTGAAGCCGGGAATCTTCACGTGCTCGAAGTAGTCGGGCAGGAACCAGTGGTTGCAGAACTCGCACTTGCACAGGTTCTTGAACCTCCGGGACGTGGTCATCTTGTCCGCGATGCCGTAGCCGTCGACCGTGGGGGTCGAGAAGTTGCGCCGCAGCTTGTACGCGCTATGGCGCAGACGGCTGGTGTACTGACTGAGGATGTGGGCTGAGCTGCGGTCGATTTCGTCGGAAATGATGGCGTCGGCTGGAATGCTGATGGCCTGGGTGTTGCCCTGGGTACCGCGGAAATAGATGAAGCTGGTCCCGATCTGCTTGATCTCGGAGTTGTTCAAGTCGGAGTTGACCGCAGACTTGAGGTCGGGGCTGTTGGCGATGATCGGGTCAATCCGGGTCTTGCACAGAATGGCCGCGTCGTTGCTGTACGGCATCGTGTAGATCAGCGAAAACCCTGGGAACAGCCGGCACAGCCCCAAGCTCCAGCGGCCTTGCGCCTCTGTCATGCCGATCTGGCTGCACTTTTGGACGTTGACTTCCTGGCTCTCGTCTTGCAGCACCTTGAGCTGGAACTCGTGCTTGCGGAAGCTGTACGGACGCTCGTTGATGAACGTCTTGGTGGTGATCCAGGTCGGAATCTGGCTCAGACTGTAGGTCGCGTAGATGCCTGCCCGCAGACGGGCCAGATACTGGGCTTGGTTCAAGTTTGAGCCTCGTCCATCAGGCTGGCCAGGGTAGGCAAGGTCGCAAGCATCTTCTCAAGCCTGGCGAAGAACTGGTCCTTCACGTCCTGAGGGCAGTCCTTGAGGGCGTCGATGGTCATGTCCTCGATCGCCTTGGAGCGCTCGGCGTCGTACAGCTTGGCTCTTGACTTCACGAGGTCACGCAGGAGCGCGGAGACGGTGTTGGTGGCCTGGGCCTTCTGGTTGAGTGGCGCTTCCTTGTCCGTCAGCGCCTGGTGCTGCAGCATTTTCAGGGTGCGCAGCTGGATCATCAGCTCGGCACCCACGTCGAGCGAGCCCAAGTGCCCGATTCCAAGCCTTTCGTCGATCTGCATGCGCAGGGCGAGTAGCTCCTCGTCGGAGTAGAGGTCGAGGTCGCTGACCTGCGGGGCCTGCGCGGTGATTTCGTCGTGTCGCTTGAGGGCCATGTCAGCCGAGGTCCTTGATGTAACGCCGAAGTGTGCGCTCACTGCATCTGGCGTCCGCAGCGGCCTTTTTCAGCGATTTTTGCCGTGTTTTCACCAAAATCGCGTGTCTTTTGCGCATTTCTCGGCGACTTTCGACCAATTTCGCTTGCTTTTTGCGCTTTTTTGTGCTGCTTTCAGTGCGATTCAGGGTGGGACTGAGCACCCTGGAGAGGTAGCACTCGTTGCAGCCGAGGAGGGTGGCCAGCTCGCGGATAGTGAGCGCTCGCTTTTCGATGGCGTCAACGTAGGGGCGGGCGCGGTCCAGGATGGTCATCTGGGCACTCTACCTCAGATTTTGAGGATTTGTCCAAAAGTTTCCGAAAAAATTTCTGGAGCGGGAGGGGCCCTGGGTGCGGCCCACGCCCATGCGGGGGGCGCGAAGTGTACCCCGGGGCGCCATCGGCGGCCGCAGTGCGCGTGCCCCGGGCGTGGCTCAGCCCATGCCCATGCCCATGCCCATGCCCATGCCCATGCCCATGCCCATGCCGTAACGCCCAGGGCGGCGCCGCCCGCCACCTGGGCGCCTAGAGTATGTGCACCATCGGCGCCGACCATGTTAGTGAGCAGTTACTCACTTAATGGGGGGCGAGGGTGCGTAACAAGCAAAAACCATGCCATGTCGGGTAATTTTCCAAGGGTTTACCCTTAGTTTTGGCCGAAAACCAAGGGTAAACCCCTAGAAAACATGGCAAACCAAGGGTAAACCCTGAGTCGGCGGGCTTTACATTCTGCCCCGAAAACCCGGAAGCGACAAAAGCCGCCGCCCGTAAGTGTATGATTTTAAAGGGTTTTTAGGAGTTGGCGCCCATATTGCATGCTGACTGTGCCCCGGGGTATGGTGCCCCGGGGCAACCATGCCCTAAGGGGCGCGAAAGGTTAAGCATGTCGAAATCTCTGCTCTCCGTTTTGGCCCTGGGTGGCAACAAGGGCGCCGCCCTGCAAGCCGCCGTGAACCAAGTATGTGACGGCGCCGCCGCCGCCGTGCTCCATGGAGACAAAAGCGCTTTTGTCGACACGGCGCGCGAAGCGGAAGGACGGGCGGCCGCCACGGTGGCAGTCCGGGAAACCATGACGCAAGCCGCCGACATTCTGGGCGCCATCCGCACGGGCGCCACCTGGGCGCCCGCCGCCACGGCGGCCGCATGGGCGCAGTCCTTCAAGGCGCCCGCCCTGGGCGACATTCTGGGCGCCCGCCTTGCCACCAAGAATCCGCCAAAGGCCACGGCGGCGGAAGCGGAAGCCGCCCGGATTTTCGGCGCCGCCTTTGGCGCCGCATGGAAGGCGGCTTTTGTCCTTCACGTGGAAGGCGCCACGGCGGCGGCGGCTTGCACGCGCGCCCTTTCCACCATCGGCGCCGCCGCCGCCGCCGTAGCGGGTTCACTGGTAACGGCGCAAGCCGCCGCCCAGGTTGAAGGCGCCGCCGATACCGTGGCGCCGATGGTGCGCACCATTGAAGCCGCCGCCGCCCAGGTTGAAGGCTTCAAGCTGGCGGCGGAAGCCGCCGCCGCCCAGGTGACGGCGGCAGAGAAGCCCGCCGAGCACGGCGCCGCCGCCGTGAAGGCGGCGGAAGAGTGCGCCGAGCACGTCAAGGCGGCGGCGGAAGCCGCCACGGCCGCCCAGGTGGCGGCGGCGCCCGCCACGGCGCCCGATGAGATGCAAGGAGATGCTCGCATCGATATCGGGGCTTTGCTCGCCCAGGTGGAAGCCGCGGAAGCCCGCGCCACCCTTGCGGAAGCCGCCGCGAAGATGGCTCTGTATCGGGCAGAGAAGGCGGAAGCCGCCCAGGTGACGGCGGAAGCCGCCGCAAGCCGCGCGGAAGCCCGGGCGGAAGCCGCCGCCGCCGACATGGTGCGCGCGGAAGCCCGCGCCACGGCGGCGGAAGCCGCCGCCCAGGTGGCGGAAGCCGCCCTTTGCGGGATCAAGCTGGAAGCCGCCCAGGTGGCGCCCGCCGCCGCCCGCAAGGCCCGCAAGGCGCCCGCCCTGCAAGCCGCGTAAGGCGGCCGCCGCCCGCCGCAAGGCGGGCGGCTTCACCTGGGCGCCTTTCGCGCCCAGGTGAAGCCGCAAGGCCCGATTGAAGGCCCGCCGCAAGGCGCGCCCATGCAAGCCGCCGCCGCAAGGCGCCGCCGCTGCATTGTATGAAGGCCCGCCGCAAGGCGCGCCCGTGCTGGTTTTCTAGGGTTTCCGCTCTGTGCGGTTTCCCTGGGTTTCCAGACTGCTCATTAACACTGCTATCCGATAGGCGCCGCCCGCAAGGGTCGCGCGGAAGCCGCCGCAAGGCGCGCCCATGCAAGCCGCCGCCGCAAGGCGCCGCCGCTGCATGGTCTATCGGGTTTCAGTCTGTGTTATGGGCGCCGCAAGGCTTCCGGGTTCCGTCGGGTTTCCGCTGAGTGCGGTTTCTTGGCGGTTCCGTGCGAAGCCGGCCGCATCCCCCCTAATCCTCAGAATCACTTTATGACCTGCCCCGCGTTAACCCGCGGGGCAGGGTTTGACTATTCGCTTTCCATCGGTGCCCACCAGAAAGGGGACTAGAACTGCGGAAGTATTAACACCGACCATTCACTGCGACCGGGTAACCGGCGGCTGCATGTTAGGCGTGCGTGCGTGACAGGCGCGCGGCCTTGTGGGGTGTGAACCTACCGACCCGGAAGATAAGCGAAAACTCCCAGATCGCGCAAAGCGAGGTTTCTCCATGCGCGCATGTCTGAGCAGTCAAACGGTCGCTACCGTGTATGTCTACCGACGAGAAAGGAAATAGGGAACCTTTCGTGCAGGGAGCGAGTGCAATTCCGAAAACGCTGGCCTGGGCTACTCCGCAGGCTCGGATGCACGGGTCCACTGGACCCCCAGAAAAGCGCCGCCGTGGCTGGCGGCTGCGGTATCTCTCAGGAGCCGCAAAGCTAAGATTAAGCCTGAGCGCCCATCCGATGGGCTATGCCGATGATTCTCGGTTACGGATCGACCATGGGCAGGCCTGCGCCTGCCCATCCATACCGTAGGCAAAGCCTTCCGAGGCCTTGCCGCTTCACACCTGCGCGCGTGAAGCGGCAAGGCCTCAGCCCTGCGCTGCCGACCCATTTTCTCCCCGCCCTGCAACCCTGAAAGGTGCCCCTCATGAAAACCGCTTTCGTTGCGCTGCTGAGCGCAACCCTCACCCTCGTGGCCGTCCTCGTGGCCGTGGATATCCACGCTGGCGCGCTGACCGCCGACGGCCCGATTCTGCAGGGCTGGCTGGCTGTCATCATGCATACCCTCGCGCTGGCCGTGTTCGGCTGCGGCGGCCTGCTGCTCGGGTCGCTGTCCTCAGATTCTGAGGAGGCCTGAGCCATGCAACCCCTCGTGACTGTCTCGTGCGATGCCGTGGTCGAAGGCGCGCAGGTTCTGGTCGAGTTCACTGACGGCAGCTTCAAGACCTACCGGTGGGCGCCGCTCTCAGGCTCAGACAGCGCGGCCCAGCTGCGCTGGCTGACGCCCGAGCAAGTGCTGGCCGAAGTCACGCTGCGCCTGTACCCGCGCGCCGTCCTGCCCCGTGGCTATAACCCGCCGTCCAGCATCGCGGGCGCCGCCTTCTGGAGATAGACCCCCGCTGCGTGCGCAGCGGGCAGGCTTGAGCCTGCCCAGTGTGCACCGTGCACCCTACGGCACCCAAAGCCGTCCCTAGGTTTTGAGGAGAACCCTCCATGCTCTATCAGACCTTTCGCAAGTTCCCCGACGGCACCGTGGCCAAGTTCGGCCGCACCACGCAAAACCTGCGCCTTGCTGTCGAGCGCGCGGCCGCAGTCCGGGGCGAAGTTCGCCCCCTCGGCAGTCTCACCCCGTGCTGGATGGCCCACGTGTTCATCGCGAGCCCGGCGCCGCTCAAGC